GCTGCAAATTGACCTTCTTTTACATATCTATATGCATCTATTGGAACATCATAAAAAATTCTATATTCTGCATTTTCTATAAATCTGCCTAGAATAGCACCAGTTAAAACAGTACTGCTTACTTCAGTATAACTTCTAACGTCACCTTCTAATGCTGAGAGTGTATATCCAGCCATTATTTAATAGCCTCCTGACAATTAAAACAACTTTTTTTAAATCTGTTGTGTGACAGACAATGTGTGGGCTTCGGTTTTGGTTTAAGTATTACTACAGGCATAGCATCTGGAGTATTTTTAATCCTAGAATCTCCCATACCACCAAAACATTTCTTCCATAAAAATTTTAAAAATTTAATCATTACGGTCTATCGTTTACGGGTCCGCCGAAAACGAAAAAGCCTCCTCCTGTTGCTGTACCTGTTGCAGCGTTAACTAATGTACAGGTAAAACTGTTACTATAAGTTTCAACACTATTAGCATCATTTGTAAATGATGATTCCACGATAGTTATTATATACGATCCATAAACTTTTGCACCTGAAGAATGAGAACCTGCTGTGGTACTTATTGGAGTGGTGCCATAAGAAGGAGCCGCTGTTCCTCGTGTGCATCCAGTTAAATCATTACTGGACTTCCCAGTATATTCAATAGTTTCACTTACCATAGCTCCTGTCGTACTATCTACTTTTTCAATCACAATGTACCCACTGGTAGGAAATTCTGATGCATCGGTTAAAGTAATTGTTGTAGCTGTAGAAGTAATATTTCCATTTAAAGTTGTATTCAGTTCTAAAGCTGCCATTGAAACCCCACCAACAGGTTCCTTAACCTGATAAAATCTTACCGCATCTCCAGTTTTTCTGTGATGTCTGTTTTCATTAACCGTTAGGGTTGTAGTTCCAGCAGTTGAAAATGGAACAGTGTCCAGCGGTGCTGGAGTTGGTAAAGCTGTTCTTGACGGTCTTGCATGTTGCAGCGCCTGTGGATCAGCACTTGTAGGTTTAGGTTGAAGTTGAGGCTGTTTAGGTTCAAATTCAGAAGTATGAACCCATGCCCCATTCCACTCTCTCACCATTTCGTTATACGGAAATGCCATTCCAGAGCGGTCTGAAATCATTAATGCAAATTTACCTTGTGAAAATGAAGTCATTATGTTCCTGGGTAATAAATTTTAGGTGCTATATAAGTACTAGTTGAAGCGCCATCTTCTGATAAAGCTCTCGCTAATTCATCTTCATATAACAGTTTCATTTCTTGTACTTTTTGAGGAGCAACCGGATTTTTTTGTGATAAAAAAAATGCTAAACCAGAAACCATACAAGGTACAAACCTGTAGGGAACATTTGTCGCATTTGTATACGCATCCCCAACATCTTGAATTCTTCTTGTGTAATAAAAATTAATGTAATTACCGTCTTGAGCCGCACCGGGAGTTAAATAAAAAGTCATAGTAACTTTATCTATAAATCTTTGGACCCAGTATTGAGTAGGAAGGCCTTTAGCAGTTTTATTAGAAAAAGCTTGATACTGAGATCGGTTAATCTGAGTCATTGGAGTATCAACAGTAGTAGCTTTTACTCTATAATTTGCTTCTAAGACATCATCCATTCCTCTTATAAACTGTAAAACAGCATCACTTGTACTATGAGTTGCGGCAGTTGTGCTATTAACACCTCGGACACACCCAGTTAAATTCAAAGAAGATATTGCTGCGTAAGTAATTTCTTCAGAGTTAATAATAATAGTTCCTGAAGGAGGCAGTCCTGTAACAGACGCCACTGGAATAGTTGCAACGGAGGCATTAATTCCTGCTGTTAAAGTAGTATTAATACCATCAGAAGTACCATCAGCAGCGGTACGATAAAAAGTATATGTGGTTTGAGAATCAACTAATGGAAGATTTTGATTTTCAACTTCCCAATAATGAAGTCCTCTATTACCCCATTCTTGAAATAAAATATTTAAAGATCTTTTGGCAGTTCTTAATTGATAACCTGAAACGTTTTGTAAACCTATTCTCTCGTAAGCATCTTCGATTATTTCGTCAATCGAAAAAGTTTTGTCGAAAGTATAAGAGCCTGAAGTAGTGTTAGCCATCTAACCCTACCCGTCATAGTAGACTGTTACACCTGTTACAGAAGTTGCTGGTACGGTTATATAAGCTCCTGCATCAAACAATACCCCATTATCAGGAATATAAGGGTCTATAGAAGACACTGCGCCAGTTGTAGGAATCGTTAATAAAGCAGTTCCTGTTATTGAAGTATTTGTAAAGCTTATATTTCCAGCAACAGCTTTACTTGTACCTGTTATTCCTCTGATTCTCGTTCTTCCTGCAAATACAACTCCAGTAAGGTCTCCTGTTCCCAGTATTCCAGCTGAAATAGAAGTTGTAATACCTCCTGAAGCAGTAATACTAGTTACTGTTTTATATTTATCTGTAAAAGATACTGTCAGTCCTGCTCCCGGTCCTGTTACTCCAGTCTCTGTTTGAGCATCCCCATTACCATCAGTTCCCACTATTGAGAAAGTGATCCCAGTGTTATTACCACTAGGGGATGTAACAGTTATTGTTTCCGTAAGATTTCCGTAAGGTCCTGCGTCAGCTATAACTAAAGATGTAGCTGAAGCTACTGCTGATACTATATCCGTATCAGCACCTTGCGGTTCAAAAAATTTGGCTTTTACCGCCGATACATTTGGCATAATTTTGTTCTCCTAATTCTCTAAGCTCCCGAAGGAGCTTAGAATAATTTATTAGTTAGTTCCGTTTACTTTTTGTAGCCATTCAACACTCAACACACCACTACCAGCGCTTAAGATGTCGTCAGTTGAAGCAGTAAAGATAACAACTTTATCTATTTCATAGCCACTCGCATCATCATCAGAAACATTCATACAGTTTGTCATTTGAGCTGCTGTCTGTTCCATAACAAGTGGAATATGATGACTCGCAATAGTTCTAACATCATTGTCAGCTGCACCTGCAAAATAATCTAGATCGTGACTGTTTAAAGTAGCACCTGCTGCTTGCGCGACGTTGGCACCAATTTGAACGTCAAATCCAGCTGTATCGAAAGCTGTATTTACAATCCAATTAATATTTGTAATTCTAGAAAATGGTGGAATCACAATATTGTTTGCTAAGTTCTTATCAGTTGTAGAAGATGTTTGAGACAACGGATTTTCGTTGAACAATGATCTGCATGCCCAAGAAATTAATCCAGCTTCAAGTATTCCTACAGCAATAGTTCCTGCTGAACCAGCATCGAGAACAATAGATGTAACAGTTTTATAAGTTTTAACTGAAGATACTAATGTACTTAAAGCTAAAGTTTCTGTTTGTGCATTACCAAGAACATCTGTTCCCGTAATAACTGCATTTGTTCCTGAATCAGAACTACCTGATGTAACTGTGATAATAGATGCGGCTTCAAAACCTCCCGAAGCAGTAATGCCCGGAACATTTTGAGTAGCGTCTACTAATGTAACAGTAGTTGTTGATGATGGGTTAGATGCAGCTAGTGCTAATCTATCCGCATCAGTCGTAACTATAAAGTCATTGAAGTCAAATGGAAAAGACATTTTGTTCAAAACGAACGCAGCATCTCTAACATTTGTCCCAACAGTTGTACCCGTATTTACTTGTATCGGTCCTGTTGTAATAGGTCCCGAAAAGTTTGTTTTTGCCATAATTATAATCCTCCTAGTTAATGTAGATATAGTCTCTAGGCCGTCGACTATACGCGTCTATATCTAATTAATAATTGTATAGTGATTAAAATATATATTAAATTTGAGTAGAGCGCAAGAGGGCGTGTAAGAAATATAGAATTTCAGCGATGTGGCGTTTATCTAAGTAGCCACAGAAACTTCGGGTGCAGAATCCCTAATTGCATTTTCTCTATCTGCAATCTTCGACTCCTCGGCTTTGATCTCAGTAATAACGTCTTTAATAGCGTTATCAATTTGGACCATGTTAAGAGTATATTTGCCACTTTGCTCATACTCCAACTGCCACTTCAACTCCAAGGACCGTTTCGTACTGTACAGGTCTAGTATCATCAACTAACTCCTCGTATGTTATGCGACGGGTTTCTCTAAACATTCCCGTTGATTCCCATTTTATACTCTTTTCTCCAATTTTGTCAAGGACTGCTTTTTCAATAGACTCAGC